TCCGAACCATATAACTTATAGAATCTTTCAGGATATCGTTTAAACCAAGCGCGTCTTGCAACATCGCCTAAAGCGCCACCGAATGGGCAAGGACTAGATGCCATTTCCATTGCTTCCCATATAGCTTCATCTTGACACATTAAGCTTACCGCACTAACTTTTAATCCTAAATTAGATAAAGTTTCAGCTTTAACTACTCTTGCACAATTTTCATCTTCAACTGTAAATCCACCGCTAATAGAAACAACACCTGTATTAGCTCCACCACTTACACCTGTTTTACAAATTTTGGGATTCATAGTAGAAATAGAAGGCGCAATAGCTGAAGGAACAGGCATGCCTTTCATATTTGTAGTAATATTAGTATCAGCCGCAAATACTTGGTCTGAAATAATTGCTAATAATCCGCCAATAACAAGCGCCAATATAAATGTTATAACTTTATTCATTAAAATTCCTTTATATCAAATTTATACATATCACAAATTCTTTTAGCCATTTTATTAAACTTTGCTTCATGCTGATCAAAATCATGGTGATTGCTTTTATACAATGCAACATGAATGCACTCGTGCATCATCGTTTGAAATATATGATCCCAAGTGTCGCACATCTTGTCTATCTCAATTCGCATTGGTTCTGTATGAAAATAGCCAAACACTTCATTAGTATTTATCACACTAAATGAAATTTTATGCGGCTGGGGCATAGGAAATTCATTAAAGGGCGGGAGCGATGCACATAGTTTATATATCTTACGCAAATTCTGTTTTGTCAGCAATTTGTTTGGCATAATCTGTGTCATTGTATTGAATTATCCCATTAGGTGAATAGTAAAGATAAATGCCCTTGTTTTCTTCTTGAGTTTTTAGCGTGTGATGGGGCGCACACAAACTTTGAAACAGATTACTTCTAAACTTATTTTGATTTTGCCTGTGAGGAAATACATGGTCAATATGAAGCGCTTGAACCACTTTACCCTCAATTAAACATGCCGAACATAATGGATTTTTACTTAACTGAATAACTCTTTGTTTTTTCCAAAAGGCGGTAGCATATAATTTACTATTTTCTTTGCCTTTTTCTGTTACGCCCCCACCATGATCAGAACAAAAAGTGGATCGGCTAGTTTTTTCATTCTTGCAACCTAATTCCCGACACTTGGTGTTAAGAGGTGCAGTTGGCATTAAATTACCTACTCATAAGATAAATGGCAATAATCATAATGATAACGCCAAGCAATAATTCTATCATAATTTACCTTAATTTAATTGTTTTGAAAATTCAAATAAATGCATGGGTAGTAATTTATTAAAAGGAACATAATGACATTTATAACCAGCTTGGCCGCCCAATTTTGATCCAAAATCTTTTAACGGAGCTTCATCCACTTGTTCATGCACCGCATAACCAATTAATATAGCTTTCATTCCCGCTTTAATTTCTTTAATTTCTTTTGGTATATCTAACAATATTTGCACATAAAATTTTGGCTTTCTTTTTTTAGCATAATCTTCTCTAACTAATAAATGTAAATTATCTTGATAAGGATGAGCGCTTGTTTTAATTTCTATTTCACCAAAAAAATCTACCTTTCCTTTTGTGTCGTAAAGATTATGAAGCTTCCAATCTTTTAAATACCATTTAGCAAATATTAATTCACCAATTAATCCCAAAACTGTATCGTAAGGCGAAGCTTTAGTTCTATTTACAGTTGTATGTTTAGAAGCTTTTATTGCCGCATCTAACATTTCCTGATCTATAAATGTATATGGTTTATTCATCCATGCTCCAACCTAGCTGGGCAAAATAACTTTCAATATTCTGTATGTAAAATGTAAATTCCTCGATTGTAAGATCACTCGTTGAACGAACATAAGGAACTTGAACTGCATTAATAGTTTTCTGTTCACATAAGAAAAGATGCCCACATAAAAGATGCACTTCCATAGGTAAATACCCAGTAAATTGACTAATGCTTTTATATAACTTACCCCACAAGAATTTATTAGCTTCAAGCGACCTTCCCTTGTCAGCCTTTTCTTTGATCGTAACTTGCGGTGTCTTGCCTTCTTTGATTAATTCTTCCAAATAAATCATCAATTGGGGCATGTTTTGACTGCTCACTATAAATTCTCTCTGCTTCATCTTTTAGCACCTTTGCGTTATCGTGTATTTTAATCATCTTATTTGCATCCCATAATACAAATCTATCTGCGCCATCCGCAAGCATGTATCGTGATATATAAAAATTATTGCTTTCAATGCAATATTTACTAACTTTGCTCCATTTATTTTGCATGTATAGCTTCCTTTGCGAATTCAAGTGAGATTGATGGATAATTTTTTGGGTTAGCAATAATTCGATGCGCCCAAGCCCTCATATCTTTTAATTTCTTTTCCTCAATCATATTGTCCTGGACAAATCTATTTACATTTGCCGCGTAAACCGCATTCGCTTCTTTAGATAGTTTTGGCGCTTCTAGCCTGGCAAATTCAATTGGCTTTTCCCTGCACAATTGCAATATGTCAAAAATACTGGGAAAGAATTTACTGCTATCAATATGCTTATTAAATGCTTTAGTAACTATATTAAATTCAAACTTTTCAAGCTTATAAAACCAAACTCTTAATGTATCTTGATCCAATGGTTGTTTTTGATAAACTGATGCAAGCGTATCCATCATGGATTTAAAACTTATTTTATCGTTTAGTGTCATTAATAATCCTTTTATTTAGCCATCATATACAGGCCAACATTACCTAATGCGTAGCCAAAATAACAAACACTCATTCCATTGTTGCCAAGATAAAATTGTTCAATGCTGATATATGAGTAAATAAGTCCTGTAATAATAATTAGTATATGGCTCAAAATGGTGGCTCGTCTGTTATTAAATCAAATACATTTTCTTTTGGTTGAGGTGGTAAGCGCTCAATCTTATGGTTAGGTTTATTAATAATATAAGTTTCAGCTTCATGTTTTGTTCTAAATCGTCTGTGCGGTTCACCAAAATCATCAAAGACCAAAAATCTAAATAAGACTTCCATTGTGTAACTCATCGGATAAATGTTAATTCTATCACTAATGATATTCCAATTAATAAACCAAAAAATCCGTTAATGATTAATATTTTTATTGCAATATCTAAAATTCTAGTTATTAAATTCTTCCCACAAAAAAAATAAGACGAGTGAAACAACCAAGAATATAATTGCCCACAAAGCAAAGCCAACAACTTTAAAGACCAACCACAAATTTGCTAGAATCATATTTTTTCTCAACTCCGTCAATTTTTTTAGAATTTATAACTCCAAGCTCTGATATAACTAAATTATGCTTCTTACCGCGAATATCCCGCATCCATTCCAAACTGTCAGGCGGAAAAAATGAAATCATTTTCCAAACTAAATTATTATTATTATCAAATTCTTCTACCATCCAGGCTTTTATAGTTTCCATGTCTTATCCTTTTAGTTTCTCTAATATTACCCTAGCATTTCTAACACAAGGAATCTCATCATATCTTGGATCACCTTGAGTTAAACCTTCTACTATCCAATCTAAAGCTTCAACAAGCTCATTAACATCTCTAGCCAATGCTTTTCTATACTCAAGATCAGTTTGAGTTTGTCTATGGACTTTTAAAAGCCATTCTTTAGTATCGGGTTCTTTATTCTTCATCTTGATTAATTAATCTAACATTTTTAAGTTTACGAGTATTTCCATCAAATACAAATTCTACATTACATCGACTAGCGCGTCTTTTATTTGTAGCCGCACAAAGTCCAACTTTATCATAATGTCTTAAAAATACCGAATAGGGAGCTACTACATCGTCAATTGGTGCTGGTTTAGTTTTAGCTATCTCTTGAACATCAAGTGATCCTTGTAACTGTTTCACCCAAAGCTCAAGAGATGGCATTGTATTATCTGTTGTCATATATTGTTTTTTTCTTATTTAATAAAAAATGTGATTTGCTATAGCTATCTTAACTTCCTTTTGTCTTGCCCAAAAAGGTTTTGGCATTTGTTTCGTATGAAAGAATTTTGCCCCCCTTGTTGGATCATCTATCCTCTTTTCTAAAATCGCTTTTGCAAGCGGTTCTAAATAAGCTATCTGTGTTTTAGTTGGCATCCCGTAATCAAGGAACTGATATTGAGCGGGTTGCTTCATTACTTGACAAATAGTTTTCGGATAATTTGGATCGGCTTTGCGGTTAATCGCAGTATAAGCAACTGCAACTTTGCCCATATCAGGCTCACCCCTTGCTTCACCAAACATAATTGCTGATAGACATAAGATTTCATTTATCATCTTTCTTCCTAAAATGTTACTGATACGGACTTTTCATCTTCCCAAGAATGGGAGCGTATCCATGTAGCGGGATACGGAATAAATTGTCCACCCTGTTTAAACCATTCAGGCGATTGTTTCTGCCATTCAATAGCTTTCAACACTTCTTCTATATTAGGTCTTATCGTATTCCAAGCCTTTCTTGCATCCTCTTTTTTCTTCTTTTTAGGGAATGCCTGCCAAAAAACATCGAAGTCTTTGGATATGTATGTATTTATAGGTTGTTTAGTTATTAAGTTATTAAGTTCTTTAGTTAGTGAG